AGTAGCACCATCATATATTAAAAACGAAGGGTCACCAATATTATTTGGATATTCAGCTAATAAACTTGAAGTCAAATCTACATATGGTTGTGTAAATGTGTCTGCTATCAAAGCAGTATATTTGGTTTTATAATCTTCTATTAGTTGTACTTTGTAAAAAAAGTTATTAACTCTTTCTTCGGCTGAACTAAAGTTTACAAAATTATTAAACAAATAAACAGAACCACTTGCATATGATATATTTAATTTAGAAGTATCAATTCCAGTACTTTCTAAATATTTCGTTACTAAATCATTTGATGTATTTGAACCACTTGCAATAATTTCATCAAATACTTTATATCCAATACCATTATCAGCTTCTAATGAAAAATTAGGTCCTTTTAATGGAGGGCATATATTGTTTACTGCATCCGATAATGTTACCGTTTCAACAATTGGATTTGATTGTAATTTAGAAATCCAAACTTGTTGATTCGTTTGTATTGTAGTTGGTAATGGTTCGTATAACTTTGCAATGATTGAACCAGCACTACCCGTCCAAGTTGTTATTACTTTATTATTACCACCACCTAAATGTAATAAATGTGTTAGATATTTAGAAGTTTCATCTTTAAAAATAGATGTGTCCAATTGAGATAAAAATCCTTCGGCTATTCTATTAATTGCAACTTCTCTTGGTATTGTTAAATCTCCCTTATCAAAATTAATTGTAAGTACCTCATCTCTACCAGCTAATTGTTTAAACCCACTTATATTATATGGAGTTAAAACTAAACTTAATGATATTTTATCATCATTTTCAGGTACTACCGTATTATCTAATTCATAGAGTTGTTTATAGTTTAAATTAACAACTCCCGATTTAGTGGTTGTTAGTGATGAACTTCCTCCTAATTTTTTAATTTTAACAAAATCGGTATTAACAGAATCATAAGATATACTAAAATTAACATCCGTTCCAATATAATCAGCTCCTTTTATTAAAGTAGGATATTTTATATTTCTTATATCAGGCGTACCCACATACATTTCTTCAACAGCACTAATTGTAAACTCCAATGGAGTACCATCGCCTAATTCTGAATTATATGGAACTAAAATGGTTTTATAGTTACCTATTCTATCAAATGCAGAATCCGGTATTGTTATTACATTATTAGTAGTTAAATTAAATCTATAAGTTTTTTTATTTATATAAGCCGTTACTTGCTCAACTTTACCACTTTTAATTAAACCAATTGGTAATCCTATATTTGAACTTATATTGTATCTTTTTGCTGAATCTTCTTTGTTTGATAATTCAATTGAAAATTGAGCAGAAACATTCTGCTTTATTAAATTAGCTTCGGTGTATAAATCAACATTATATGTAGTATCTACAGTAATATCTGCTAAAAGACTTGGTGTACTTTTTGATGCTTTTAAATTTTTCTTTGTTTTTCCGGTATCAATATCAACCGCAACTAAATTGTATAAAGATGTGTTAGCTGATACAAATGATAATGTAGAGCCAATGTTTACTTTTATCTCATTTAATCCTTGTTTTAATTTTGTGTTCTGTCCATTATTAATAAAAGCTGCGGAGTAATTAGCTCCAGACAAATTAACAAAAACAGTGTATATTGTATTTTGTGGAATATTTAATGGAGTATCTCTAATAACAGGTACAGGTATATCACCCACTCTATCATCGGTAATACTAACCGCCCCTTTTACTAAATTATTTAATCCCTCTTGTGTTGTTGGTAAATTAAAAGGATTTTTTGAGTCTATAATAACGGGTGGTTTATCGGCATATGTAATGGTTGTATATGATGGCATTACAGTATCACCCAATTGTAATGCCTGAAACTGAAGTGGGATACCACCAGGTAATCCAGTATTTTGTGCCATCGATTCAGCTATACCAGCTATACTTGCAGCTTGTCCTTCTGGTGTACCTATACCACCAGGAGCGGTAAATGATGCTACAGCTGCGGCAAGAGCTTTTTCATCAAAAGTTGCGGTTTGTAATTTTTCATACAAATCATAACTTATTCCAAAGCTGTCTGCTTCTGCTTTTTGGGCGTCGGTTAATGGCATGTTATATTATTTACTATAATTATTTATTTTTCAATTTATTATTATCCACAACCAGCTAAAGATGTTTTGGTTACATTTCCATAAACAGTTCCAACATTAGCACAAACCATTCTAGTTTTACCAGCAGGCACTACTATTGTTAATAGTTGTGCATTAGGTCCAACATTATATGTTACTTTTTCATCACCATTTGTTTCATTGACTAATTCATAATAAAACTTTAAAGGTGATTCTTGATTCGATGTTCCCGTTGGTAATGTTTCTTCCAATGGTTCTACCGGAGGTCCTATTGGCACCCCAGGAGAAAATCCAAATGGACTTGATTCAAATGTATAAGTTGGTGTTTGTGAACCATTATTCACAACAGATGTTGGTCCTGTATTTGGTATTGCTCCTTGACCAGGTGCAAATACACTACCAGGTAATCTTGTACCAGCCACAGGAAGTACACCTGGTTCGTATGGTTTAGTTGTAACACCAGTATTATCAAATGGGTTCATAGGTACTATAACAGGCGGTGGTTTAACTGCAGATGGGTCTTCTTTTTCTACGGCTACGCTCAATTCACTTTGCTTTGGTTTTAATAATGTTACTTGTCTTAATATTGGATACGAGGTATCTATTATAGTATCGTTTTCGTTTCTCTGAAGAATATTTGTAATATCATCAAAACTAGCTCTAATACCGCTATCAAATGTTGAAGTTTCTCTAACATTTTGCTTAATTAGATAATGATTAATAGTTTGAATTAATATAAGTTTTGTAGTTTTTGCTATATCATCAACAGATAAAGATAATGGTGATGTTGTACTTCTAGGTTGTCCGTAATTTAGCTCACCAATTTTAGAATATCTATTTGTAAATTCATATTGACATGATTGAATAAATGCATTGCGAACTTTGGTAGCAAATTCATCAAAATTAGCTATTTTAAATTCTGCTCTTAATTTATCAAACCATTTTGAAGTATATTTATTTGTAATTAATTCTTTAACATAATCAGCCTTTGTCATTTCTACAAATGGAACTGCGTTAATAATTGTATCTTCTCTAAAATTTTTATCGTTTACAAAAATATTAAATCTTTCTTGAAGTTGTTTGTGTTCTTCCAATCCTTTTTTAAGAGGATATAATCTTATTTCAGTTCTTGATGGTGATATTTCCGATATCCATAATTTATTATTTACCTCCTCACCACTACCAGCTCTTTTGTTTATTAAAGTTACTTGAATTTTAAATATACCATTTGTATATCCGGCTTCTTTAAGTAAACGTTCTGCATCTATAAAATATTCTTTTGGAAATTTATATTTTTGAAATAATGTTCCTTGTGGAATTAATATATAATCTTTTATATTTTGATTTGTTAGTGGAATATATCTAACCAATCCATTATTAGCTTGAGTTAATTGATTATCATTTACATCATATACAACAAGCTCAATAACATCATAATCACTAAGGCCAAAAAATGATTGTAAATTTCCTTGCTCAAATACTTCTCTGTCTTGAGTTGAAATTCTATATCCTTTATTTTGTATTACCTCTTTAAATGTTTGTAATGCCATTTTATTTATTTTTATTAATCACCAAATGCGTTACCTTGCTGTTTTTGCAAATTAACAGATAAAGTAACTGTTGATGTTTTTGATTTTATTGTTAATGCGGCTGTGTACAACGTATCACCTTGTCCTAATCTAGTTGGTGGTTTATCTGCTATTGGACCTGGTTTGGATTTTATTGCTATAATTTTTGTTTCTTCCGATTGAAGTGTAACTGTTGTTGGTGCAAAAATTACATCAGCAGCAGGTCCGCTTGTAAAGAAAGTTAAGGTTACAGCATCCTTTGTAAAATTATACAATTCAATATCAGGTCCATTAACCCAACTACCATTTCCATTACCATCATATTTTGAATTAAAAGTTAAATCAGCGTATTTAGGGTCAGCTTTAGCTATTACTTTAACTGAAAACTCTTTTCCAACTTTAGCTCCTTCTGCTATTTTTGAAGTCTTACCAGTTAATTGGTCTTTTAAATTTTCATTTTCTTTTAATAAAGCTTGATTTCTTGCAAAAAGTGAAACTCTTTGTAATGATTCATTAGTTGCTTTTTGAATAGCTTTTTGCAATTCGGTAACAGTACTACTAATTTTACTATTTGCTTGAGAAGTTTGGTTTTGTGCTGAAGCTACTGTAAGCTCTTTTGAATCCATTTCTTCTCTTAAACTTTGAGATACGATTTGCAATCCGGCTACTTTTGCATTTAAGTTAGTAACTAATGTATTTAATCTTTCAACTTGAAAAGTCAAATCTATTACAGATTGTGTTACCGGATTGTACACACTTCGTAAAACAGTATCAGGTAATTCAGGTACTTCAGGTGGAAGTAATTCTGTTATTACAATATCTACTGTTTTTTGGATTTCAGCTATATCGTATTTTGGTTTTTGTAATTTTCCAGAAATAATACCATCATCTACAACCGAACCACTAAATATATGGACACCAAAATCATTTTTTGTCGTGATTGCTTCCGAACCCTTAACTAAAAGTTCGCTAATTTTTGCTTCGTTCTTTAAACCAGTGTTTACTGCCATTTTTAATATTTGACTATATCAAATGTTATACTATTATCAAAATATTGAACACTTCCATTTTGTTCAATTTTAAATTCTATTTTATATGTTCTGTTAGCCTCCCAATTTGAAAGATTTAAGTTTATATAGTTTCCATTTGAATCACAACTTACTTTTGAATAGTCCGAAAATGGTACTATCACATCATCAGATGAAAAATCTTTTATCTGATAATATGTTGTTTGTGGTAAATATTTAAGGCTATTGTAAGCGAATGTATTTGTAAATGTTTTTAATGGATATAATTCTCTAGCTAATATTCTTAACTTTGGAGTACTACCCAATTTGTATTCTTTTTTTAGATTAGATATACTAACTTTAATATCTTCAGCAGTCAATGGACTTAATGAAGCTGTTGTAAATGTTTGGTCGTCCCAACCAATACTAATTTTAGGTTGATATATAGTATGGGTTTCTTTACTAAAAAACTTTAACTGTCCATAATCTTCAATATTGTTTTCTACAACATCGGAATGTCTTAACAATAATCCATCGTTTGGAATTGAACCACTCATCCATACTTTTAATATGTCTTTAACATCCATATTAATATCAGCTGTTTGATAGTTATATGATTGAATACTACTAAAACCACTCCACCAAGTTCCACCCGTTCCATTGTTTGGGTTTGCATCAGTACCTAAATTAAGATTATTTTCTAACCATTCTAATTTAGTATCACCATCTCTATAATTCCAAGTTACACCAGCGGTTGATACATTATCAAAACGAGTTCCAATACCCATTTGCCAACTTCCAGAAAGTGGGTTTGCATATATTGTATATTCCAATGGAAGTTCTTCACTTTGAGTTTCTTTTAATAATAAATTAGCAGAACCCAATCCAATTGTACCAGCTGAAATAGATGCTGATAAAAATCCAACATCAAATTTAATCATGCTTCTAGCAACATCTTTTATGTTACCATAATAGACTTTACTAATTTCTAATATTTCATCAAGCCCAGTATTTTGATTGGGTTGTTGTAAATAAACCGATGCGTCTTTAGATGCTGTTAAAAAATATATCATTATTTTACTCTTCCTTTAATATCCGAATTCGGAAATTTAACTTCAAAAACCGATGGGTCTAACGATGGATATATAATTTTATCTTTAGTTGCCGCACTTATATTATATGAGTTTGGTGAATACTTACCACCACATTTATTTGTTATTTTAAGCATTGGTACTGATGATACTCCTTCAATATTTGCCAATAACAATTCGATTTCACTTAAATTAATTGTTTGGTTAAACGTCCATCCATCTATACTAAAATAATTTTTTAACTCACTAATACAATTTGTTAATAATTCTGTTTTATTATAATTTTTATATGCTAAAACTTCAAATTCAATACCAATGTTAATTACAAACCCATCGTTAATATTAACACCATCGGTTAATATACGATATTCATTTAAATATGTTTTAAGATTCTCTTTTATAGCTCTATTTAAATTTGTTAAATTTTGATTTGAGTTATATCCTAACAAATATAAGTTAATTGCAAATGGATTATTTTTTTCCTTTACATTACTATCTTTTCCAATTAAGAATTTTGTTATTTCTTCTTTGACAGAAGCTAAAGTTGGTTCTTGTATATCGGGTTTATTTACAAATTTCATTACTAAATCCGTAAACTCTTGTAAATGATTTGGTGATGCTAATATTGATGATGGTGAATTATTATCTAATGTACCATCCGCAACTGCATATGCTTTTGCAATACCACCAAATTTTGCAGGCATTGATAAAGCTCGTATTTGATAATCTTTTGCAGTTACAGCTCTATTTTGTGCTCCAAAGTTTGCCAAAGCATTCTGTCTAACTTCTTCAATTGTTTCACCACCCCTACCACCAACAGCTGGTACTTCATTATCAACTACTAATGTGTTTTTTATAGATTGATATGCGGCTATTTCTGATTGATTTAGAGAATTTAAATTATTTTGAAATTCAACACCTGTTATTTTTGTTATTTTACCTTGAGCAACATTTGAACTAACACCACCACCTACAAAATACTTAACAGTAATTGTAGTATTAGATGGAGATGTTCCATATGTTTTTGTTTTTAAAAAATTAGTTGGGTCAAATGATTCTTCCAATCTACTAATAGAATTTGGTAATCCCAATCCAACATTTTTAAGATTTGGAATTAATTGCTCATCACTTGCTGATGCATCTCCTGCTCCAAATTGAATTGTGGTTGTACTATCTTGATTTACTTTTGTTATAAATCTTCTAGGTGTTTTTATTGTTTTTAACACATATGGTACTGTATCTTTAAATTGAGCCAAATCAGGGTCTGTACTTTCGTTATTTGGCTCATCTATAAAAATCATTTCTTGAGCTAAATAAGGAACTTCATAGTATTTATTTCCATTTGAATCTCTAACATCATATATTTCAATAACATCAGTATCACCTAAATCTATTTTTTGAAATGGTGTATATGAACCATATGTAAAAGTTGCTTCTTTTTCAATAGCAGATATAGCTTGTATATTTTTTTTAATTAAATAAAATGTTGGTTCTCCAGTATTTATATCTCTTTGATAAATACTTATTTGTCTACCATATGAATCCGAAAAGTTTAGATTTTCTAATGTTCTAAATACAATATTATCCGTTGATTCAACTCGCATTCCTTGCTTTATTTCTAAATAATATCTTTCATCGGGTTTATTAGATACACTACTACCAATAGATGGTACTAATTGATAAACAGACAATGTTGTTATTGCAGGAGATGTTACTTTTGGTTTATATCCTAAAAATTGAGATAATGCTATTACATTTTGTAAATCTTCCGCATATGGCATTAAAGACTCTTTTAAAGTATCATCCACATAGTATGATAATGAATCACCAACATACGATGCCATTTCAATAAACATCATACCAGGTGAGGTTTCATTAAAATCAGCATAAGTTTTTGGAAAATAAATTTTGGAAAATTCTATTAAGTTATTTCTATAATCAGAAAAGTCTTTATTTAGATATTTTATATCCTTACCTTTATTTTTAAAATTTCTATTTGTTGTAGTTATTGCCATTTTTTTATGCTTTTACTTTAAATGTAACGGTTTCAAGTTGTGGCATTCCAGATATTTTAAAACGTATTGATACATATACAATATTAGAATCTCTATTATCATCGGTTTGTTCAATAACAATATCATCGACTATTACATATGGTAGCCAATACTCCAATGAATTTACTATTGTATCTTCTATATCAGTTTCTAATTTATTATCATTAAAATTAAATAAAAGTTCTTTAAGTCCGCTACCAAATTGAGGTTGCATTATTCGTTCACCTCTATTTGTTAGTAATAAATTTTTAATATTAGATTTTGCTTGCTCTATTGTGGTAAAAGCTTGATTAAATGCCGTATTTCCAATTTGTATAGGCAATGTTATACCAATAGCGTAGTCTTCGTATTGACCCGTATCTTTTAACATTTTTTTACCTATAATAACTGCCATTATTTTTTATTAAATCGTTTTACCAATTCTGAATAATCTCTATTCAATGCTTTATCTAATTCAGGTACTCCAGTTTGAACACCCAATCCACTTGGTTGTGGTCCTCTTGCTAAATCACCATATCCCATTTTTTCAGCTATTGCAGTTTTACCTACAATAGAACCCATATCACCTTGTCCAAAATTCATTGTTCTAAATCCACCATCATTACTTACAGGAGCCATTGCGGTTTCGTTTAGAATTTGGTTAATCATTGGGTTTTTACTAAATTGTTTATTTGATACCGCTTTCGTTTCAACCGATTCTTTAATAGTATCATCTCCTAATATAGCTTTAGCCATTGAAAATCCTTCACTTTCTTTTTTAGGTTGTGGTTTTACATTTCCTTCTGCTAAAACTTTTTTCATTTCAGCTTTTACTCCTTCTTTAATCAAAGCAGGGAGTTGTTGTTTTAACTCCTCTTTGATAAGAATTTGAATAGCTTTTAGTAATTTATCCGTATTCATTTGATTATCTTTCGTTGTTGTTAATATAAATATTTAAATTGTTTATTTTTGGGATTTATTTGGTGGGTGCTTTAAATAGTAAATATCTCCATTTTGTAGCTGGTCCTGATGTATCTGATTTATATACCATAGATGTACCATAATTATTGTATGCATCACTATCCCAATTTGATGCTCTATCCCAATTACCAGCTTTTGGATATGGTTTACCTTTGTTTGGAGATAATGTTCCATATACAGCTTTTTTATAATTTTGATAACCGCCTGTAAAAAATTGTGTGTGACCGTATCGATACGATGATATACCAACTGTACCATCCACTCCCCAATATACAACCACATCGCCTATATCATATTTGTTTCCTGCTAATTTTTTTATCAATTCATCTTTTGTATATGTGGTATTTGTTACAATTTCATATCCCAAATATTCTAAACTTTTCCAATAACCCGCTTTCTTTTCATTATCTCTACTTGCATTTGCATGCCCACCTGCGGCAAATGCAGGTCCTTTTGATGTTTCTTTACCTCTTAACGCATATACATAATTTCTAGCCCAATTATATGTCCATCTAGCACAAAGACCTGTATCAAATCCCACAGTACTTTTTTCCCTTCCAGGTTTTTTTGTTTCTGGATTTAATTGCGAATAATTTATATATTTTCCAATGTGATGTACCGCATCTGCTGCTTTTTTTAATGCACGGAGTTGTACAGTGGTTACTACACCATTAAATTTAGTTGCACTTTCATCGATACCACCACCATGTTCGTCTGTATCTACATCTTCATTTTCTTCATCTTCTAACTCAATTCCTTCACTTTTTAATCTGCCTAATCTAGACTCATCATCATCAACATAATCATTATTTACTTCTGCTAATACAATTTCTTCTTGCTTAGCTTTAGCTAAAAGATAACCAACCCAACTAATTTGTCCGGGTGCAGGATTTCCCACAGGTGGATATGTACTTGTTGTAAATATTGTACCTTTTATTGTATTTAAATGTGCAGTTGCCGTTCTAATAAAACGGTCTACTAATAACCCAGTATTATCATTTGGTTCTAATGGTCCACTTGAAAGTGGTGGTAGTACTATTACACTTTCAGATGATACATTTTCCGAACTAGCTTTTGATTTTGTTTCTGTAGTTTCAGTATCTTTCTTTTCTTTACTTTCGTTATAATAAGTTTCAATTGTAGAAGGTCTTGCTTTCCAAGTAAGAGGATATGCTGCTTTGTAATAATTTGCCCACTTTACATCATTTTTTTTAATCCTACTATCATATTCAGATGTGGATATCGATTGATACATTTCATCTAAAACTTTAAAATATGTATCATATGATTTTTCAAAATCAGATGTTGATAATCCTTTTATATATTTTATAGCCTCATCTCTTAAAACTTTATTAGTTCTTATAGATGTTCTATATTGTGCATTTTCATTTTTTAAGGCTTGAGCTAATCCAGAAACCCATCTTAATTTATCACCACCATCATTATCTGCATTAGAATCCGAATTATACATAAATGAATAAATTTGCATTCTAAATTTTGGTGGTATTTTAGCCCAAATATCCAATCCTATATTAGATGCTATTCTACTTTTAATAATTGCTTCCTTCGAATCATTTCCAGGGTTATATCCACTACAACCTGCTTTTTTATAATCAGCAACATCATTACCGGTTCTATTTGCAATTAAAGTAACACAACCATCGTTGTCTTCATATTTGTTAATTGCATCATATCCAGCATCATCTAATAATCTCCTTATTTTAAAATCATTAGCAGGTTTTGGTGCTTCTTTTGGTTTTATTTTTATTGTATTACTTTCAGCTGATGTATTTTTTAATGGTTCTATCCAATTACCAAAACCAATTACTTTGTTTTGTGTTATAGCTGTGGTTGTTAATGCAGTTGGGGGAATTGTTGTTGCTACAGTATTTGGTAGTTCTGGCGTTAATTTCATTTGAACGCCTCCCCAATATAATTTAACACCAGCCCCCATTTCAGCTACCAAATCATATGGGGCATCGGTTGTAACTCCTTTATCCAATGCTGCTTTAAATGACGTCTTCATTGATTGCACACTACCACTAACAATACTAAATCCATAATTTGAATCATAACCACGTTTAATAGCAAGGTCATATTCAGTTGCATATAAATTTGCTACAAATTCCGTACTTGGTATATTTTCGGGTTGATTTGCTATCCTTACAATATTATCTTTAAATTGTTGCCAAGACATATTATGATGTGCTGTTTAAACCACTTAGTATAGTTTTTAATTTTCCCTTTATTGTATCAAATTGTGCTACATTTTGTGGTGCGGCTTTAGATGGACCTGCTGGTGTTAGATATTGTTGTACTTTTATTTGCTCTATCAATTCTTCTAAAATTTGAACAAGTTTATTTCCCATAACTAATGGTTCTAAATTAGTATCTCCTAAATTTATATGACCGTTTGATGTACGAAAGTTTATATCTTGTCCATTTGTTTTTATATTAATTTTCCCACCAACATTTGCATTTATTCCTAATTTATTATCAATTGACATATTACCATCTGAAATAAATCCGTAATTTTTCTTTGAATAAAATATCAACTCACTACTTTTAGCAGATAGTATTATTCTATCTGAATTTAAAAGTATTTGATTCCCATCTAATTTTGCAGGATAATTTGTAAATGCTAATATTTTTTTAGTTTCAAAATTAGTAGAACCATTTTTATCAATTGTACCAGGTTGAAAATTCAATACCGTTTCACCAGATGACATGGATATTACGCTACCATCTCTATTTATATCTTCATCAACACTAACATTAGCACCACTATTTTGATAATTTAAAGTAGTCTCACCATTTCTTATTATTATTGATGGTGCATATCTTTTATTAGTATTGTTATAACCAGAAAGTCTTATAGATTGTCCAAACTTACTTTCAATTAAAGTATCACCTTCATATAATTTTAATTTATGAAGTCCTTCAATTGGTTGATAATATTTACCAAACCCAACATTATCTTGAGATTTATCCCCATTAGTAGTTGTAGTTTTATGTTTAGCTACATCTATATCTACAGTTGGTGGTACACCTCCATTTTTTCCTGAATCGGATTCCGTACTGTTTATTTGATTTGGATTTGCTGTTACAGATGGATTATTAGTTACAACAATTAATGAATAGTATGGGATTTCATTAATATAGTGAATATGTACTAATTCATTTTTAGTTGGAAGAGTACGAATTGTAGGGTCTATTGGGTATGCCTTTGGATATCCGGTATTATTAGTTCCAACAGTTATTCCTTGTGCTTTAAATTGTATAGCCCCAATATCTCTAGCACCTTTAGCTGCTGGATGGGATTCATTTAAAATAACATCAATAACAACACCAACGTTTACCCTTACATTTGATTGATTTGGGGTTTGGGGTATTCCGGATGTTTGACCCGTATTATCTAATTCTCTTTCATTTGGCATTTTATTTTACTTTTAGTTTAAGCTCTTCTATTTCGTTTTCCAACTCATCAACTCTTTCTAATTCCAATTGCGTATCTTCAATATCTTTTAGTAGTTGTTCTTTTTCAAATGCTGAAAGAAATCCATCATCTCCCTCCGATTTCTTTTCAGATACTATAAGTTTTTGAGCAAGGTTAGCTAACTTAACTAATTGGTCATCATTCTTAACGGAAGTATCTATTAAATCTCTAATCAAAGGACCTATAACAGCCATATCTCCAGCGTGTCTAAC